CGGATGGTCGTCCCGATAGTGGTAAAATGGTTCCTCAAAATGACCCATTTGTTTTCAATGATTTTGAATACACACTGGATGATGCTCCTGCTTATGATGGATTTCAACTTAAGGTAGTCCTTAAGAACTATAATCAACCTTACATTCCACGAGTCAAAGACCTAAGAATCATTGCCTTAGCATAATGGAAGACTTTGAAAAAAGAGCTAGAGAACGAGAAAAAGAGATCAACGCTCGTAAAGACGTTGACCCAAGAGATGAAAAAGGTTTAATAAAAGTCGAAGATCATAAAGACCTAGGAAGAGATCCAAATAGCAATGCTATTGTCAATACGGATCGTATTGCGTACGAGGCATATATCAAAGCCCGTGCTGAAGCTAGCAAGAAAAAGGACGAAGTTTTGGATCTCAGGGACGAGATTACAGAACTCAAGTCTCTGCTTCAAGTTCTAGTCGAAAAAAGCGATAAATAACTCTGAGATAAATACTCTTTAGGGAAAATTCTATACCATGGCATCTGCGGTATCCAACTTACTCGTATATCAAGGTTCCGATTTCAATATTGACTTCACAGTTGAGAACGATAACGGAACAGAATTCGATATGACTGGATATACTGTAGCCTCAATGATCAAGAAGCATTACACAAGTAGTTCTTCTGTGACAGTTACAGCAGCAGTCATGACACCCGTAACAGCGGGTCGTGTACAACTTTCACTAAATGCAGTTCAGACGACAGCAATGAAGTCAGGACGGTATGTATATGATGTCGTAATAACTTCTCCCTCTGGTCTAAAGACGAGAGTGTTAGAAGGAACAGTAAGCGTACTTGAGGGAGTAACACTTTAATGGCAAGGTTAAGATTTGGAGATCAATCAATTCCAAGAGTCACTCGCGTCGCTACAGGCGGTGGGGGTGGTAACGTTGGTGCATTAGCTGACGTTGACCTGACAGACACAAGTTCAGGTGGTTTACAAGATGGTAGTGTGCTAGTATACAAGTCAAGTATATCTAAGTTCATACCGACAACAGTATTAAACAACATAACGATTAACGGGGGTACATTCTGATGGCATCAAAGCTACTGGTCAAAAGAAGTACGGGAACAGCAGCACCAGGTACCATTGAATTTGGTGAATTAGCTCTTACCGTAGGTGCGGGAACGCAAGCAAACTTAGGAGACAGAATATTTGTTGGAGACAACAACTCTGCTGCTCAGGTTATAGGTGGTAAATATTTCACTGACATGATGGATCAGGTACATGGTACACTGACCGCAGATTCAACTGTCATCGTAGATAGTAATAGTAAAATAGATCAATGGTTGGTTGATGACGTACAGATTGATAGTAACGTAATCAACACAAGCACAACAGACGCAGACCTAATCATAGGTGCTAATGGAGCTGGTAAAGTTGTATTCCAAGATGGTCAAGAAGTAGAGTTCGGAACCACTGGTGACCTTGAGTTAGTCTGGGACGACTCTGACGGTGACTTACAACTTAGAAGAGTCTCAGGTGGTAATGCTACTGCTTCACTTCTTATACAGGACGATATCCCCCTAAAGTTCGGTACAGGAAATGACGCACGTGTATATTATGATGAGACAACCCTAGACAAACTAAGATGGGCTGGTGCTGATCAGCAGTATGACACAGGTGTTCAAGTAACATTTGCTGACACTACTACAGCGTCCAACTCCACAACTGCTGCTGTAATGGTATCAGGTGGTTTAGCAGTTGGTGCTAAAGCATGGATCAAAGACTTAAATGTTGATGACGATGTAACGATTGGTACTGCTAACACAGATACCATGACTGTTAACTCAACAGTTACATTTGCTGCGGGAGTTGAGTTCCAAGGCACACAGACAATCAACGCTACCCAGAACATAACTGGAGAGTTGACTATTGACCAGTTAAAGTTCGATGCTAATAGAATCGAAACTACTTCTGGTACAGAGATGATCATCGACCCATTCCCAGCTGGTAATGACGCTGATGGTTTGGTTATTATTAAAGGTGACCTACAGATTGATGGTACAACAACCACAGTTAACAGTGCTTCAATGTCTGTTAACGATCCTACAATCGAGTTAGGAGATCCTACAACTACTTTATCATTGACAGCATCCGCTACTTCAGGTGCTACAGTTTTAACTGTAGACAGAGTGGTAGGACTTAACGTTGGTGATGACATTACTGGAACAAATATAGCAAACTCAACATCTATTGCCTCTATTAATACAGGTCTTAAGCAGATCACTCTAGATCAGGCAATCACTGGTAATATAGATAGTGGTGGTGCTATTGTCGCTACTAGAGATGCTAGTGATGGACTAGATAGAGGTGTTAAAGTTCACTACCATACAGGTAGTGCTGCTCAATTTGGTTTCTTTGGTTATGATCGCACTGGAGGTGCTGATGGAGCTGGTGCTTGGACATTCATTGAGAATGCTACAGACACTGCTACAGTCTTCGGTGTAACAGGTAACCGTGGTACAGTTGTACTTGGTGACCTAGAACTAGATACTGACCTCGAAGTACAATATGGTGGTACAGGTATTTCAACCCTTACTCAATATGGTATTCCTTATGGTGACGGTACAAACCCAATACAAGTAACAGCTGCTGCTAACATGGCAACACCTGGTACAGGAACTGACGCAACAACTTCATTCCAAGTTCTAACAGTTACAGCAGGAGGCGTTCCTGTCTGGTCTGACACCTTAGATGGAGGCGTTTTCTAACACTGAAAACTCATGAATGTAAACATTATTATTTCAACATTACAACGTAAAGTTTCTGAACTGACATTATCTAACATTATGCTTGAAGCGAAGATACTGGACTTACAAACCCAGTTAAATAGTATACAAGATCAATCATCAGAGAATGCTATAAATGGCAACGAGGATCAAACTAAAGAGTTCGATAACTCCAAACTCGACACCGACAACAAGTGATCTAGTCGATAAGGAAGTCGCGATTAATATCGCGGATAAAAAACTCTTTGTAAACAATTCAGGTTCTATCGTAGAGATAGGTAACGCGGCTCCAAACACCGCTAGTGTTACTGCGTCTATGCTTGCGTCTGATATTACTAATGGTCCTAGTAATCATCTATTCGTAGCGAAAACAGGTACTGACGCTGCTACAGTATTAGGAGGAGGAAATAGAGGTAGGCATTCCTCTACACCATTCCTTACATTAAAATATGCCTTAGCTACCGCTACATCAGGTGATACAATCAACGTAGCAGCTGGTGAATACCAAGAAGAATTTCCCCTAACAGTTCCAGACGGAGTGGCAGTTAGAGGAGCAGGATTAAGAGCGACAAATATATATCCAACAACAGCAACAAACGATCTTAACTGTTTTGTATTAAACGGTGACACCACCGTATCAGAACTGACTGTTAAGGACATGTTCTACAACAGTGGTAACGACACAGGTTATGCCTTCGTTGCTGCTAACGACTGGAACTCAGAGAGAAGTGCTTATGTACAGAGAGTCACAGTCCTAAACAAAGGATCAACCACATCTGCTAGTGACCCTTATGGATTCGACGCAGGGGACGCAGGACGTGGTGCTAAATTAGATGGTGCTATTGCTAACGCAAACACACTAGAGACATCAGTATTATTCAACGAGTGTACATTTATCGTACCAAACTCTATTGGTATACTATTAACTAACGGTGTTCGTTGTGAGTGGCAGAACTCATTTGTATACTTCGCTGACGAAGGTATCAAAGGTATACAGGGTGCTACAGGTAAGCATGGTACTGGACAAACAAGATTAAAACTATCTGGAACAACTGGTACGTTCGCAGCTGGTGAATTTGTATATGAGTTAGAAAATCAATATCAGTCTGGAACATTTACTCACGGTAGTGGCACTATAACTGTCACAAATGCGGGTCATACTATTGAGACTGGCGATTACGTCATGGCGATGACTGATGGAATAATTTCTTTCTATCAGTGTACAAAAGTAGACGCTAATACATTTACCTATCCTCGTGCTGCGATGAATGCCTCTGGTATCATCACCTACAAGAAGGCAATCGGTCAAGGTGAGATCGCATCTAATGATGGAAATTACATATATCTAAACGGAAAAGGACTTGGACAGTTCACAACAGCACTAGAAGAAGGTAAGACTCTTACTGCTCAGGCTGATGCTAGACTGGACACATCAATCAAGAAGTTTGGAACTGCGTCACTAGAACTTGATGGTACTGGTGACTTTGTTGCTATTGAGACTGTAGAAGACTTTGGATTTGGTACAGCAAGATTCTGTGCTGAAGCTTGGATATATCCCACATCAACCACTGGCACTTCTACTATCTTTGACTTCCGTACTGGATCAGATACAGACGTAGCACCTAGACTATATCAGAATGGTGGTACATTAAAGTATGGTTCTGGAACTACAGAACATATCAGTGGTGGTAGTTTATCACTCAACACTTGGCATCACGTTGCTGTAGCACGTTACAACCCTACTAACAGTAGCACTCTGACTACTACTCTGTACCTTGATGGTACCTCAGTAGGGACATATACAGACGCTAATAACTACGGTACAACCAAACCATTAAATATTGGTGCTGATTATGGAACAACTGGTGGTAACTTCTTTACAGGTAAGATTGATGAAGTTAGATTATCTACAGGTTTAACATCAAGATTTACAAGTAACTTTACTCCTCCATCTTCAGAGTATGGTACAGACACTGATACAGTTCTTCTAGTACACTTCAACGGTACAGATCAAGCAAGTACATTTGCTGACACTCCTTCTCCAAAGGATGTTCGTTCTAATAACTTTGACTCTGCTACAGGTATCTCACTTGTAGACTACAGTGCTTTTGGTTGTGAATTAAAATCTATAGCATCTGCTAACGTCTATGGTAATAAGGGTGCTGTTTCTGATGGTAATGGTTGTAAACTGATTCTGTCAGCACACAACTTCATGTACATTGGTGCGGGAAAAGACTTTACCAATGACTCATCTCTAGCTAACCAAGCTAATGAAGTTGTAGAAACTAATGGTGGTAGAGTATTCTACTCATCTACTGACCAGAAGGGTGACTTCAGAGTTGGTGAAGTATTCTTAGTTGACCAAGAGACAGGTAACGTTAACTTCCAGTCAACATCATCATCACAGCAAGCAACCAGTATTGGATTATCTGACTCCACTGGTACTACAAACATCTATCCTGCTTACATTGAAACAGGTAACATCAGACTAGCGGGTAACACTTTCTCTACTACAAGTGGTGCTCTACTGATTGACCCTGCAGGTAACGAAGACATTACATTTAACGGTGAGGTAATATTTAACGAAAACGCTTACTTTGACCAAAACAAGGTAGGTAGTTTCAACACTGCTCAGACAGGTTCTATTGATATCAACCTTGGGGGCATACAAAGAAGAGGTGGATTCAACGCTTATGGACTATTATCCGATACGAACCTTCTCATATCTACTGAGAAGTTATCAGCGGTCACTCTTGGTAATACAGGTGATGGATATACTGGCGGTACAGCGACGGTAACACTTGATACAAACCCTGCTGTAAACGGTACAGCATCTTGTACAATAGACACCACTGATGGTTCACTGAAGACTGTTACTGTAACCAATCCTGGTTCTTTATACACAACTGAACCTATTATAGGATTTACTGATGGTGCTACTAACCCTGATGCTACAGCAGTCTTAGAACAGTATGGTGTAATCAACAGAATTAACGTTGATGATGGTGGATCAACATATACAGGAACACCAACTCTTGCTATTGAAGAACCCAACTCATTCTCATTCGATACATTTGAGGGTATATCTGGAAATACTATTACGATTCAAGACAACCCATTTACTAATGGTTTAAGAGTTGTATACAACAACAATGCTGGATCTGAAACACCTGGTTTAACAAATGGAAATACTTACTACGTTATTAATAAGTCTGGTAATAACTTCCAGTTATCTAACTCACAGGGTGGATCTGCTGTATCTCTATCACCATCTGCTGATCAAGAATCAGCTGAATCACACTCACTAGGTGGTGTTAACGCAACTGCTACAGTCACCATGTCAGGTGATGCTATAGCAAGCGTCACAATCAATGAGGTTGGTACACTTTATGATGGTAACTCTCTACCCTCTATTACAATTTCAGAGGACGTAGGTGCTAGTGCTGCTGTGCTTCAAGTATTTTGTGGTAGATCAATCCTTAGTATCGCTATTGGATCAAGAGGTAGTGGATATACATCTGCTCCATCTGTATCCATAACTGCCTCAGACTCTGACACTACAGGTTCTGGTGGTGCTGCTACATCAACTATTGGTTATCCAATAGGACAAGTCAATATCACTGAAATAGGTGCGGGTTATAACTTTGCTCCTACTATTCTAATTACAGGTGGTGATCCAGTTACAGCTGCTGATTTAGAAGCAACATTTAGTAAGAGAAATGCTAGACTAACTGGTATTACAATAACTGATCCTGGCGTTGGATACGCAACTGCTCCTACACTAACATTCATTGGTGGAGCTGGTGGCGATGCCGAAGTAGGATTAAATATTCAGTCGTTAGAAGGTAATATAACAAATAATGGTACTGCCTACACACAAGGTGCATACACAGGTGTAAGTTTTAGTTTCGTAAGTGGTGGTGCTTCTCCTTCATCTGCTGCTACTGCTGACTTCATAGTACCAGGTTGGACATTAAATATAAGCAATGCGGGATCAGGATATACAGACGGACAGTATGATGGTATAGCAGCGTACAACGTGCCTGCACAAACATTTACAGTCGCAGTAATATCAAATCCTGGCACACCTCCTCCTGATGATGTATACACTATAGACGGTAGTACACAGGCTGCCATTACTATGGTAGAGGGTAACACCTATCGTTTCGACCAGAGTGATGCCACTAACGCAGGACATCCACTCATTGTGGGTAGAGAAGATGGTGAAACATTATCTACTGACATCTCAGCAATTCCTGTAGGGACACCTGGTACAGCAGGAGCATTCACTGATGTTGTACTAGGAACTGGTACAGCAGGAGAGACAGCAGATTATATTTGCTCTACGCATGC